CCCCCCCCTCTTAAATTTTGCTCCCGCGCTTCGCGCGCTTTTTTGTCATCGTTCTACCTCCTTTATGTTCGGGCCGGGGACGGCCCTCACAGATCGAACACAAAGGCCAGGCGAGCCCCGCAGTTGGCGAGCGAGCTTGACAGGGAATCGCTCGCATACAGGCAACCAGGACCTGCAGTGCCATTCGACACATTGCCCGAACTGCCCCCGACGCGCGCGAGGTGCGCCGTGGTATTCGTAGACTTGGCATAGTAGTGATAATCACATCTCCCAGCCGTCGCGCTTCCACTCGTGTTATTCGGATCTGCCTGCCCCCATGCTTCGAGGGTCGTGAGGATCGCTGCAGCAAATCCGCTCTTCGCAGACGAGTTCGAGTTCTGAATGACGATCGTCTTGTTGCTGGTATCATCAGTCGGCACCGCATTCTGTCCGACGTATGCTTTACCGTTGTACTCGTAGTAGTCGTCGATGAACTCGTACTTGTATCCCCATGCGTTCTCGATGAGCGCCTTCACGGACTTGTTCTCTCCTACCGAGGCAACATTGTCCCCTGCCCACGGTCCCATGCTATCGGTCTGGCCCATCAGTCCCGCACCGTTGTAGGTCAGTCCGCTTTGCCCGATGCCTGCCTGTGCGTTCCACCTCTTACATGCCATGAGCACGATCAACCTCCAGAGATCCCACTGATAGTAGTTCCATACCATCGCATGACCGTTCTTGACGACCTTGGTGTTGGCGTAGCTTCTGAAGTTCGGACGGGTGATGCTCGCAGATGAGACCACACCCGAGATGGACATCAGCTTGGAGTTGGAGACATATCCCCCGTACACGCCGATGGCCAGATATTCGTAGGTATGGCTCCCTACCGTGTGCGCCAGGGCCGTCCCTCCGGTATCGTCATCCGTCAGGGAGACCGACGAGGATGTGACCGCCTTGTACATGGTCGGGATGCACAGCATGGTATCGAGTGTGGCGATGTCCGATGTGCCCGACGAGGGAGTCCACGTCCTGGTGCTCTCGTCATAGAGTGCGATGACCTGCGTGAGGTCGTTCGGGTTGAGCTTCTGATAGGGCACGAGCCCGTTCCCGTTGTCGATGAACGTGGCGTAGAACATACCGTCGAGCATCGGGTTCGATGAGGACCCATCGTTGTTGAATCCCCAGCTCCCGATCACGGAACATGCACCCAATGTCGCACCGGGGCCCGACACAGGGGTGTATCCTGCGCAGTCGTCGGCGTATGTGAGGCAACCAGCATCATCCGTGGAGAACTGTGAACTGTCGAAGTTCAGGGTGAAGGTGTACCCGCTCGGCGCTGCCGTGATCGTTATGCCCGCAGGCTCGTCGGCATCGTTCAGCGCCACGGTCACGGAATCGGTGTCCGTGGTGCATCCGGTTATCGACGATGTGCATGATACGGTGTACGTCCCCGCAGCGGGCACCATGATGGTGGCCTGTCCGTTGCTGTCGGTGGTAGCGGTCGCCGCATGGGTGCCGTCCGTGGCCTGTACGATCCATCCCGATACCCCCGCGGAGCCCGAGGTGTCGGTCATCGTCACCAGGATCGTAGGCTTCTTGTCCAGGTACAGAGTGGCCGTCGGTGTGGTGTTCACGGTACCCGTGGCCGAGGCCGTCGCCGATGTGACGTAGTTGGTCCCGGGTATGTCTGTGCTGATCGTGTAGGCTCCAGTCTCCTCCAGGGTGAACGTTGCGACACCCGACTGGTTGGTCGATCCCGTCTGCACGTCGGTCGTGCCCGTGACGATGATGGTCCTCCCGTTCTGCCCTCCCGACGAGGATCTGTCGGTGACCTGCACCGTGAGCACTGCCTTCTTGTCATAAGCGAACGACATGGAGTAGCTGTTCCCCGTGACCGCCGTGATCGTCTGCGACGCGGGTGTGAAGTATCCCGACACCGCGCTCATGGTGACCGTCCACTCCCCTGCATGGGGCAGTGTGATGTTGCAGACTCCCTGCGAGGTCGTGGTCCCGTTGTAGGTGTCGGTACCGTCAGAGAAGGTAAGCGCTCTTAGGGAGTGCGCCGTACCGCCGGAGTTGTCCGCGACGGTGATGGCCAGCGTCGGCAGGTTCTGCACGTTGAATGCGATGGGGTAGTCCGTGCCCGATACGGGTGCGGTGACGGTCTGCGATGCAGGGGTGTCGTAACCGGACGGAGGGGTCATCGACACCGTGTAGGTGTCCCCGGGGACCACGGTCTGCGTGAACTTCCCGTTGGAATCCAAAACGCCCGAGTAGGTGTTGTTCCCGGTACCGACGATGGACCAAGCGCATCCTGCGGATACCGCACCAGCGTCGATGCTGATGGTGGGGTATGCCGTGGCCGTTATGGTGGCCGTCGAGGTCGCCGATGCGATGGTGACCGATGCCGTGGTGTACTCCTGGAGCGTCCCTGTGGATGTGACCTGCACGGTGTAGGTCTCCCCGTCGGTCACGGTGAACACCGCCTGTCCGTTGCTGTCGGTGACCTCCGTGGCCGTCGCCTGCTGACTGTCGGTTATCTGCACCGTGAGGCCCGACACGGTCTCGGACGATACCGGGGATACGGTGACCGTGAGCGTGTAGATCGTGGTCGGGGTCCCTCCCGTCCCTCCGGGGAAGCTCGACACCCACGAGCCCGAAGGTGTGCCCCCCATGCCCGTCATCATGTACGGCAGCGATACCGTGGGCGCGGTACCGTCGGCCGTGAAGGTGACGGTGCCGTTCTGCGCGTCTATCGCGGTAACGGTGATGCGTGCGTTCGCATAGGCCATTCTCTGCGTCGCATTCGGCTCGTAGGGCGCGAATGTGGGCAGGATGGTACCCGAGACCGTCGGCAGGCTTATCGTGGCCGTGTAGGGCCCGCTACCGCTCCATGCGGAGGCGGGTATCGTTCCCGTGACCCTCACGATAGGCAGGAGGTCCCCGGGGAGCTGTGCATTGCTGTCGAGGATGACCGCCTCCCCTGCCGCGGTCCCCTGTGCGGACGCCTTGAGCTTTCCTCTCACCGTCCATCCGTTCTGTGCGTCGTAGTGTGTCATTCCGTAATCACCACCTTGAAGATCTCCGACGACGACGGCGCCTCGTAGAAGTCCAGAGTGACCGTGGTCGTCGTGCATGTTATGGTCGGGAACGTCAGCAGGCCGTCCGAGTCGTAGACGGACACATGCGGGATCGTCCCCAGCCCGTGAGAGATGCTGAACGTCGTGACGTTCCCGTCCCCCGTGATCGTCGCGTAGGGTGTGCCTCCCTGCGTGTCGAAATAGTATTTCGCGTAGTGGAGGTCGGATAGGGCCACCACTCCGGTCTGCCCGTCCACGCTGATGACCTGTGCCGGCGTGACCGCCTGGACCCAATCGAGCAGCTCCGTATAGGTGCCGTTCAGGATCCACATCCCGTTGTTGGATGCGCTCGGATCGTCGGTGACGAATGCATAGTCACCGACCTCCGCACCGGTCAGGGACGTCAGGTCCGCCTTCTCGTCGACCGTTCCCATGCACCTCGCCAGCGCTAACTCCGGGATCAGTGACGGCGGGACCTTCCCGTCCGCATTCAATACGGGGACGTTGCCTGCGGATATTCCCGCATCCAGCAGGGCCGCGGTACCGAGCGCGGGCTTGTTCAGAATGTACGAGTCATCGGTGGAGTCCGTCTCGTCCCAGTCGGCCTGGACGTTCTGGCAGTCCTCTATGACCTCGTAGAGATCGGACTGATTCGCCAGGGTGCCGTCGATGTCCCCCCAGGACACCTTCGCCCTGAACACCTGCCACCCTGCCTCCGTGGAGATCGCGGTCTCGTCCACGAGCACGTACATGAGATTGGACTGCGTGACGTAGACCAGGTCCCCGGCCTGCACCGTGGCCGTGGTCAGCGTGAGCCTGTCCGCCTCCGTGTCCACGAAGGTCACCTGTTCCTTGACCCCCTCGGGCATGTTCTCCATGGAGATCGTGCCCTCGATCTGCGAGGCCAGGATCTTCCCCGAGATCTGTATGTCGAACGGGATGACGACCGTGGAGCCGTCCATCAGCGTCGCTATCAGGGAACCCGTGTCCTCGTCCTGCACCATGCTCACGATGGCCTTCAGCCACTTGTCCGCGTAAGCCGAGGTGAAGCTGTCGAAGCTGTCGATAGCGGGTGCTACATCCAGGACGACGATGTTCCTCGATGCGGTCACTGTGCCTTCTTCGGGATCCGTGAGGACCAGCTGTATAGGCAGGCGATGGTTGCGCTTGCATGCCTGCAGGATCGTGTCCGGCACGGTGCATGTGAAGCACCCGTTGGTCTCGTCCCACGTCAGGTCGATGTGGGGGTAGCGGTTCAGGTCGTTCTCGTCCTTGACGAGGACCTTGCAGTCGAGCCTTGCATCGTAATCCGACGTCGGGCCCTCGACGTTGATCACGGTGGACAGGTTGTCTATCGTGGTACCTGCATAACCGCCCTCCGTGCTCAATACATGCGTCGATGTGTCGTATGATAACGTTATCGTTTGCATGCGTGGCAATCGTATGGACGAATAGCATATAATCACAGAAAAGGGGCCGTCGGACCTCGTATAAGGGATGGGATGCACCTCACGGTCCGACGGTGGAGGTATGGGGGGAATGACCTCCCCCCGGGGCATTCGTTTTCAGCTCGAGGGCTCTGTGGGGCAGTGTCTCACGTGGACCTTCAGCCCTACTGCGGACTTCCCGCTGGCGAAGGTGCACTTGATGAACTGCTTGTATCCGGTGTACGCGATCACTCCGTCCCCGCCCTCGACGAGGTCGGTGGCGGCCACATCGGTGAATGTTCCGGAGGAGGTGTCGCACTCCTTGATGGTCGCGGGTGTGTCCCCTATAATCAGGAACTCGATGCAGTCCGAGACGTCCACCGCGGAGGTGACGTCCGCCATTGCGCACTGTGTTGCTATCTCTGATTTTACCATTTCAATCACCTCACGCGCTCTTTCCTTTGAGGAACACCATGCTGTCGGGCTGGACGACTCCTCCTCCGACCCTCTTGTTCACGGTGAACTCGATCTCGTTGTAGCGCTTCTTGCTGGTCTCGTCGCGGAGGAGCTCCACGTCGGTCCTGTCTGCGATGACGTAGGTGTTCCCCATGTCACCGAAGGCGATGGAGGATACTCCCGATGAGATGTCGGGTGCGTTAACGAGGGTTGCGACCTCGAACCCGTTGAACATGCTGGGCTGGCCTGCCACGAGGGAAGGTGTCCAGAGGTACTGCTTGTTGTCGTCCTTGAACTTCCTCGCGATGGCCTGCATCTTCTTGTTCATGTAGTACCTGGCGTTCTTGTCGGTGGCCAGTGTGGTCTCGGCCCAGAGGTCTATCAGGTCGTCAGCGGTGAAGGATGCTCCTCCCGAGACGGACGCCTCCTTGCTGGAGATCTCCGTGCACTTGAACAGTCCCTCGGGTTTGAGGTGGCCGTTACCGATGACGAACTGCTTGTTCTCCTCCTTGGAGAGGGCCTTGCTGATCTTCTGCAGGAAGTACTGTTCGGGGTTGATGATACCCGCATCCTGGATCAGGTCCCTGCTGATGGGGACTGTCGCCTGCACGGTGTAGATGCCGATGTTGGCGAGGCCGAGCTTGGCGTTGTCGGTGTCGTTCCTCTGCTGATTCTCTCCGACCCACTCTGCGGAGGCCTCGGAGGATTCCCTGGGGACCTGGAGCACGTTGGTGCCGACGTTGATGACGGATGCGTACCTGCGCATGTCGTCCATGTCGGTCTGCAGCTCGAAGATCCTGCTGGCGAGTGTCGGTGTGACGATGTATCCTCCGCTGGGTCCGTTGAGCTCCTGCGCAACGCCCTTCTTGGCGTAGTCCATGAGCGCCTTGACCTCTGCGGCGTTGTTCACGTCGACGGGTCCCACCGCGGACTTCTTGCCGATGAGCTCGACGCTCTGGCGGAGCTCCGCGATGTTGCCGACGATCTCGTCGGTCTTGCTTTTCATTTCATTGTACAATCCGGGCAGTCCCTTGAGCTCTTCCTTCATTCCTGCGATCTCGGAGAGATAGCCCTTCAACTCTGTGTTGACTTCCTTATCCATTCAATCACGTCCTAAGATGGACTTCAACTCGATGGTGATGTCGTGGACCATCTTCGTCTCGTCCTCCTCGTTGTTCTCCGCTTCGGCCTCCTCCCCTTCCTCTTCGGTCGGGTCCTCGGTCTCCGCTTTCGGGTCCTCCTCGGTCTCGTTGATCTCCGCGAGGGCCTCCTTCACCAACTTCTTGAAGTCGGCGCGGGTTTCTTCGTCGAGCTCTGCGAGAGAGCTCTTCTTCGCTAACGACATTGTCTTCGCCTCCGCTGTAGCCTCGGGGTTACATGGGATAGCCACGAGCGAGACCTCGACGAGCTCCAGCTCCTTGAGGAGCCTGTGCCCGTCCTGATCCCAGTCGCAATCCCTCACGATGTAGCCTATCGAGAGGCCCTTCAGGTCTCCGCGCTTGAGGAGCGCGTAGCCTTCCCTTCCCCTCTGGACATCCATGTTGAAGCTCCCCTCGATCCCCAACGATGCCTCGAGGTCCTTGACGTTGAACGAGCCGATGACGTCGTTCTGGTTGTGGGACCAGAGGAGGGGATAATGCGTTCCCTTCTCCGCGATGCACTTGTTGAAGGCTCCGGGAAGCACGATGTCGCCTGCGAGATCCACGTTGCCGTAGGTCGCCGCATCCCCCGAGAATCTGCCGAGACTGTCGTCCTCCGCCATTTTGAAGCTTAGGCTTTTGGTCTCGATGTCAGACATGTGCCTTCAATCGGCCAAAATTAGGTTGTATAATCAGAGAAAAGCGGAAGGGGTTTAGAACTCGAAGATGACGTCGCACCTGCAGTTGACGACCTCCGATGCGGGCGGTGCCCACTTGTGGTCCAGGGGGCATTCCATCTTGACTGCGAAGCCCTCCTTGGAGGTCCACTCGAAGTATCCGTCCATGTCCACGGTCATGCCGTCGATGTGCGCATGCGTGTCGCGCACGTCAGCATCCCCCACGGACATCCACGACTTGGTGCCCTTGAAGTCCAGGGCCTTCATGGTCTCCACGGATGCCCTGTTGGTGGCGCAGGCCGTCTCCGTGCGTGCTATCGCGTTGCTCCGGTACGGCGTGATGTGGTCGTCGAACAGGTGGCTGATGCTGTCCCTGAACTCTATCTGGTTGGCGGATGCCTCGAAGATGACCTTGACCTGGTCGAGGGTGGTCTGGTTGATCCATGCGATCTTCTCCCCGCACTCCTCGCGTATCCACTGCTTCATCACGGCCTCGTATGGCGTGACTTTGTCCTTCTTCTTGGCCTTGGTCTCCGCCTCGTACCACGCCTTGACGTTGGCGTTCCTGTCGAGCATGGGGTACATGCGGTCGGCCACCCTCGTGTAGGTGACCTCGTAGATCCTCGTGAACACGGGCAGGGATTCGATGATGACGTTCCGGACATCGTCGAGGGTGGGGTCCTGCAATGCGAGGATCTCCGCCTCCTGCGCACGGAAGGCCCTGCGGAGGTTGGCCCGCATGCCCTTCTGCGCCGTGACCCTGATGGCCTCCACCTGCCTGTGATACGCCTGCTTCTGCCTTGCGGACATACCGCCCTTGCTGAAGGCCTTGACGTTCCAATCCGTCATAGGCCGAGGTCCCCGAGCAGTGCCTGCATGTCATCCTTCGACGGGTCGGTCCTCCCGGGATCGGGGTCGTCCGACGAGTACTCGGACATCGGGACATCGGACATGGTCAGCATGAGCTGGTCTGCCAGCGGGTCCTCGATGCGGTCGTAGCCGAGCTTCTCCCTCTTGTCGTTGGCGGTGAGGAAGGATGCGGACTGCAGCGCGGTGTAGAGCTCCGTCTGCACTCCCATGAAGTCCGTGAGCTGTTCCACGTCGTAGGTGTACTCCGATATTCCCTTGGCGATGGGCTTGTCCCTGAAGAACGACCATATCGCGTCGTAGACAAGGTCCAGCAACGGCCTGATGGTGTTGACCACCACCTCCCTGCTCGCCTCCTGTGCGTTGCTGTAGGTCTTATTCGCATTATCGGCGAGCATCTCCGGAGGTATGCCGTAGGCGATGGCGATCTCCCTCGCAGCGACCACCATGCCCTGCTGGTAGTCCATCTCCACCGCGGTCATCCCGATGGACGATGCGGTCATGCCCTTGGGCAGGATCATGCCCTTGCCGGAGTTGTTGGAGCCTCCGTACTGGTTCTGGAGGTCCTCCTTCAGGAGATCCATCTGCTCCTTGGTCAGGTAGTCCTCGGTCTGGATGACGATGCTGGGCTTGGCCCCGTTCCTGGTGGTGGCGATGTTCCACTCCCTGATGGCGTTCTGCATCTCTATGGATCTGGAGCACGCCACCATCGGCGACAGGCCTTTGGGGTTGGTGCAATCGGGGTCGGGCAGTTTGATGTGGATGATCTCCTCGGGTATCAGCTGCGTAATTCCTCCGACGGGCCTCGATAGCTGGTAGTAGTCCACGGGGGACAGGACGTCGTTGGACGTCGATACGGGGTCTATGACCCTGGGGTCGACGACGTACAGGCCCTCGTACCCGAGCGCCGTGCGCTTGGGGTACAGGTACGCTTCCCCGTAGATCCCGAGGTACAGCCCTATGGCGTGGAACAGGTCGCGCCTGGTCATGTAGGGGTTGGGTGCGTCCATCAGCTTCAGGAAGGGGTGTTCCTCCCCGGTGATGTCGTCCCCTGCTTCATTGTAGGCTATGGGGTCCACGGAGGACACCCTGACGGCGTAGAGGTTGCATGCCCTGGCGACGTAGGCGTTGAGCTTGTACCCCTGCTCATACTGCGTGGTCTGGTCGGACCAGTCCGATGCTCCGCCGTTGAGGATGACCACCCCCACGTTCCGCATCGAGGGGTCGGACGGGTCATGTCTGCCCCTTAGAAGAAAATCAGTGAGACTCATGCGCGAACTATCGCCCGTTGGGCTATCCTATAATCAGAAAAACCCGATGCGGTGCGGTCCCGTGTCCGTGAGCTCGCGGAATGCCCCCGATGTGGCGTCCACCTGGTCGTCGTGTGCACCCAATGGGAACTCGCAGAACTCCTGGATGTAGTCGCGGTTCCATGATGCGCGCAGTATCGACACGTTGCCGTTCTCGAGCGCTGCGGAGAGAGGTCCGGCACGGATGTCCTTGGGGCCCGTGACCTTGTCGGGCCTGAAGTCGTATCCCTGCAGGATCCTCCGTGCGTAGAGGTCGATGACCTCGACACCCGAGCTTCCGGGCTCCTGCTCCATGCGTATGCGGACGTTGGGGCCGTCCTGCTGCGCCGTGGAGCGGATGACCGCTTGGACGTCCTTGGGGGAGTACTGCACATGGACCACGTCCTCGATGCAGTATTGGCCGTCCTTGGATGCCAGGAGGACTCCCGTGGTCCAGTCACCGCCTCCCGCGGTCGCCGCCTTGTCCCAATATCTGCAGCGGTACGCATCAGGGGGGAAGGGTCTGTCGGTGATCTTGAACCACTCCCTCTTGAAGAACCCGCCCTCGTCCGGGGTCGGACGGCCTTGGTACAGGGCCTCGAACACGCGGGTGCCTACATCGGCCTTGATGCTCATAAGACGGTCGATGCTGTACCTCTCGGGCCACAGTGCACGGCCTTCGGGATCCACGGCGGGAAGGTGGAGGACATCCCATCCCTCGGGGTTGTCCTTGAGCAACCTCCCGACGAGGTCGTCATGATGCCAACGGGTCATGACTATCAGCACCTTACCCTGCGGTGACAGACGGGTCATGGCGACCGATGTGAACCAATCATGGATGTTGTCCCTGATGGTATCGCTGCTCGCCTCCTCCGCATCCTTGATGGGGTCGTCTATGATGATGAGGTCCGCACCGCTTCCGGTGAGACCCGCACCGATACCCGCGGCTATGAGGGACGGCCTGCCGTTGAGCTTCCCTCCGAGCATGAGCTCGTCGGCGTTGTCGATGACGATCTGCGGGTTGTCGAAGATGAGCTGGTGCCATTCCTCGTCGAAGAGCTGCCTGCACGACCTCGCCATCTTCCTCGCCTGCCCTTGGTTGTAGGATGCGAGCATGACCTCCCTGTGCTCGGGATCGTTGGAGAGGAACCACGCGGGGAGGCATTCGGAGCAGATCGTGCTCTTCATGTGCCTCGGGGGTGTGGTGACGATCAATCCCCGGTGCTCGCTCTCTAAGAATGCTTGGATGGTGTTGCACATGAGTTCGATATGCGCACCGGGGACGTAATTCGGTCTCGACAGGACCATCTTCGAGACATAGTCGTGAAAGTTCACCCTCGACTCGATCATCTCGTCTATGAGCCTGTCGATCTCCGATGTATCTGCCATGGTCATTTCCTTCCATCTCGCGCGCGGGCGCAAGGACGTCGCTGGTCCTTCTCCTCCTGCAGTTTCTTCCTGTACTCGATGAGCTCGCTTATGGTCATCTTGGTCGTGTCCTTGACCTCTATGCGGTGCTGTTCCGCGATCTTCCCCTCCACGAGGTCGTGGATGTAGACCGCCGATGCGAGGTTGCCCTGCCTCGCGTGGGCCTGCTGGACTATCGTGGGGATGTCCAGCTTCATTATCCCGCACCTGTCGGCCTACTCCGGCGGGATCCCTGCTTGTAGAAGTGCCTCGTAGTCCGATGCGTTGAGGGCCATCTCGTTCAGCATCAGGAGGGTCTCGCGTGCGGTACGTGCCTGCCTGCGGGCCCTTCCTGATGCCTTACCTGCCTCCGAGGGGTCGATACCGTCCGCCGTTCCTTCGCTGTTCCTTTTGAATTTGCGGGATTTCTTCCTCATCTCCTCGAACTGCTTGATTTGTGCCTCCGTCCGTGGCTTCTTAGGGCCTTTGGAGACCTTAGAGGTATGTTTACTCGTCTTCGTCATGTTTATCGCTCCTGGGGCCGTTTCTGGACCATTTCAATGCGGACACCTCCATCTTCAGCTCGAAGAGATCTCTCTCGAGGTTGCGGATACTGGAGGATTGATTGCACACCACAGATACGAATACCAGCGAGAGGAACCCGATGGCGGCAATGATGATGGACAGCTCAATCATTCCTCTTCCTCCTTCTTCTCCACGGCCTTCATGACGGTCTTGAACACCTGCGGTCCGTTCTCCCGGATCATCTGCTTATCAAAGGGGTGTGCAACGCGCCCTACAAAGAATCCGTAGGCCAGCGGTTTGAAACAATTTCTGCATACCAAAAGCCCCGCGTATGAGGCCACAGCGTTGTGCTTCTTGCAAATCTGACATCTAACGAACTTGCCATGTCTCTTGATTGCTTTCAACGATAGGTCTCTGCTCATTCGTTCACCCTCCTGTTCCACACATCTATGAACCACTGTTTATGTCTGTTCACAACGTTCTCGTCGAACACTTCGCCTGAGATTCTGTCTCTCCATACGATATGTTTGAAGAATTGCATCGGGCAGGGCATATACAGTTTCGTCGTGTCATACTCATGCTTGATAAGAAGGAGCCAATCGAATACTCCTTGATATTCCTCGTATCTCATGCTCCGACTGCAGAAGGGACATGGTCTCAGGGCAACTGTTGCATTTTTGGAAACAGTTGGGTCGGTCATTCCTCTGCCTCCTCGATCTTCTTTCCGCATGAGGGGCAGTAGAGCAGCGGCATGCAGTCCCCGTCGCCCCATACGATCATGAATCTGCAAGGGGAGCCTTTCGGCTCTGTGGGATCGAATGTTATGCTCTCCCTGATGTCGTTCATCAGGATCGTACCATCCATGTATCTGCAACACGGCTTTATCGGGATGTTATCGAAGGTCATTCGATCTCCCCCAACTCTCTCAACCTGGCCTCTACTTCCTCTTGATATTCCTTGTTGCGCCTGTATGCCTCTGCACGGATGTCCTTGGAGTAATCGAACCCGAACAGTATCGCCAGATTGTGGATTCCGACCTCCTCTGGCGTATAATGCGCATCAGGATCGAAGTATCCGTCCTTGAATGCGGGCAGTAGCTCTACACCTAACAGCTCGTGCTCCTGGTCCATCCGGATGAGGATCTCCAAAGCCTCATCCCTGTCAATCGTTATCTCGGTCATGCTCTCACCTTCACCATGGCGGACATGATCCTTGCGATGTCCTCCGCCTTCCTGACCTTGCAGGAGGGGCATTCCATCCCCAGGCACTCGCATTCGAGGATCCTATGCCCAAGACTGCACCAGAGCGCAGCCTGATTCCCGCCGTCCTCCGCATCCTATTCCATCGCATCGTAGGTCACGTCCTGGAAGCTCGCATGCTCGCAGGACCACGGGAACCCGAGGTAGAGGTTGAGATCCATCTGCATGGATTCGGTCATTCCTCCACCCTCCTGTTCCATCTTTCAACTAATTCTTCTTCATCCATCAGGCTCTCTGTATCGACGACCAAGTGGCAATTACGACACTGGATGGCCGGATTCGCCCAATCGGTCAGCCATACCTTCTGCGAACCGCAGAAAGGGCACGGTTTCAGGGCAACTGTTTCCGTTTTTGCAACAGTTGGTTCGGTCATTCCTCTGCCTCCCTCATCACTTTGAGTATGTATGCCTTCCCGTCTATATCTCTGAACTTTATCTCGTCGCCTATGTGAAGCAACGGTTTGGCAAACTGTACCTCGGTACAGGAACGGTGAGAGATGTCAACAGAGCCGATGACCTTACCAGTCTTTTCCGTCATTCCTCCACCTCCTGCCAGTCCACCACGATCTCGTCAGAGTCCAGCCCGAGGAGGTCAGCCACCTCGATCGCGATGCGGTCCTGCTGGATGTCAGAGGGTGCCGTGTCCGTGGGCAGGGTCAGTATGAGCTCTATGGTCATTCTTTCCCCTCCAGTGCCTTGTCTATCTCGTTTCTCAATGCTTCCAGCTGTTCTCTGGACATGAATACGTTCACATGGCTGTCATCGGACAGAGCGTCATCGTTCTGGTATACATACAGCTCGTACCAAACCGGTTCTGTGTGTGGCCTGTGGGTCTCGATTCTGATGCTTGATTTGTGATAGCATTTCATGGCTGCCAATCCATACGTCTGTATCTTGATCTTGATGTGGCCGGCCTCGGTCATTCCTCTGCCCCCTTCGGTACGAATCTCTCCCCTCTCGCGCATGCGCCCCCTTTGGGGTTGTCCAATAGATTCCACTCGTACTTGCACCTTGGACCCAATGGGGTGTGTATCAGATTTGCACATTCAGAACAGCTCATGCCTTCACCCTCTCGATCATCTTCTCCACGTCCTCGTTCCATGCGAAATCTCCCGACATCAGGCAGTCGACGAGGTCCTTCCCGTACTCGGTGATGGACCATCTGTTGTCGTGGTCGCATGAGATCGCTCCCCATTCGCCCATCATGGTCACCGCCTCGTCGATCTCGTCGCTGTACTCCTTCCCCGGGATCAGGTACTCCCCATGCTCGAAGCTGTCGCCGTAGCGCTTGATGAGGTCCTGCATGATGGTGCTCTTGTACGCCTTCCTGACCTTTGACAGATAGAAGAGGACGAGGAACTCCGCCCAGCTGATGTCCCCCGCATCGTCCACGATGTCCTGCTTGTAGGTCATTCTTCTGCCTCCACCATCATGACCTTCAGGATCTTGTCCTTGCATTTGGCGCAGAAATCCGTCTTTGCGTGGTACAGAGGTTTAACATACCCGTATGCTGGTCTGCGTAGACTTATGTCGAAATGGTAATAGTCCTCATTTTCGTCGATGACCTTCTTGCACCTGTCACATCTACATATTGTGCTCATGCCTTCACCTCCTCATCGACAAGCTTCGGCCTTGCCTCGTACTCCTCCTTGAACTTGTTGCGGCAGGCATCGCTCAATATCGCATCCTTGCAAAAGTTGCATACCCTGACCGTGATGTAATCGTTGATCTCCACCGGGGTCATCGAGTTGACCTCCTCCTGACCACGTCCGCAGAAGTAGCAGCTCATTCACCCACCTCCAGTCCTGCTCCGCACTTGGGGCAGTAGATCACCCTCCTGCCGGAGAGCTTCTCGTTGAGCTGTATGAATGCCCCGCAGGAGCACTTGATGCTGTTCATACTGTCAGCCTCCTGCTCACTACATCTAAGTTCCATTGTTCGTCTATCATGTGATCATCTCAATCTCTGCTGTTTGAATGTTGAATTGTTGCGTTTGGGGCCCCTCTGCACGGGTGTGCCGGATGACATGCTCTCCAGGGCTGCAGCGATGCGCTCCATGGCGTTGATCTCCCTGCGCCTAAGCTGGTCCTCCTGCTTCCACTTGACCGAGTACAGGTTGAACCTCGTACCGTGGTCGGTCTGCTCATGGACGCCGATGATGAGGCCGTCGTCGATGAGGTCGTGGATCTTGGAGTTGATGGTCGGCACGGATGTGATGTTCAGCGCCTCGATGTCCTTGGCGCAGATCTTCCTGCCCTGCGAGTTGGCCTCCTCTATCGCGAAGAGGATCCTGTCGCGGATGCTCGCCGCCATCATCCCTCCACGACGTTGGCGATGACCACCGCGAAGTCCGCCTTGCCCTGCTCCCAACTAAGGTGCATGGGACCGCGGTCCTGCACCGCTAAGCGGATGACCGCATCCTCGTCCCTGCGGATCTTCGTGACGAGGTCCTTCAGGACTGCCAGCCCGTACTGCGAGCCCACCTTGTTCAGAGATACGCCTGCGGATGTGGCGGGGATGTTCACGATGTACTCGTTCCTCCCTGCGTCGTCGGAGGCCCTGAACTGCGCCTTGGTGCCGTCCACGACTATCTCCAACGCCTCGCGGACGTTCTCGGCCTGCATCGCACGCTTGAGCTTGGCCATGCTCACGTAGAGCACCGCATCCTCCTTGATGTCGGGGACTGCGAGGTCCTCGTTGATGTCGGTGTCGGTGATCCTGGGGAGCCTCCTTATGGCCTGCTCCGAGGTTATGAGCACCGACGATGCCTCGAACTCGATGCTGATCTCCTCATCCCCGAAGCCCTTGACAGCGTCGATGAGGTTGTCCAGGGAGACGGCCACCTTGTCCCTCTTGAGGTCGTGGGTGAGGATGTGCGCGGCATCCAGCGGTATGTCCGCCTGTATGCCCTCGGCGTGTGCCGGGTCGTACATGACCGTGGAGATCCTCGTAGGCGAGGTGCGGAACACCAGCACCTGGCCCTTGCCGACGGTCCCCCTGATAGGGTCGAGTATGTCCAGGACGGCCTTGGCCTCGTCGATGATGATACTGCCCTCGGTGAACGTCTCCTCCTGCTCGGTCTCCTCCGGCAGTGCGTTGCGCCTCTTCATGGTGCAGTCGTAGCAGAGGTCGCCCTCCGCCGTGCTGTCGTGCACCATCCCGTCCGTGAGGTCGAACTTCAACCCGCAGTCGGGGCATATACTCATTCGGAGGCCTCCCTGTATCCCATGCTCGGGGCGATCTCCATCTTCATGAGCTCCGCCATCATGTCGATGGCCTTGGTCTGGGCGGTGTGCTTGTCGAGCATGATGCTCATCATCTCGTTGTCGTCGTTGTCGCATATCCTTACTATCATCTTGTCATCCCTTCTTTTCGATGTTGTAAACGGTTTTGAGGTAGAAGGGACAGTCCTGCCCCTCCAGGGTGGTGGTGATCTTGCGGTCCTTCTTCGCGCACCATCCGTGCTCGGTCAGTAGGCCGAACATCGGATCGTGGCGGTTGTGGACCTCCTCGTAGTGCCTGCACCGGAGGCATGAGCTGCCTCCGTTCCTGGAATCTATGATGCGCTTGGGTCCGTGGATGCTCATGTCCTCACCTTCGGCCTGTACAGTCCGCATCCGAAGACCGCGAAGGCCTCCGAGACCTCGGTCTTCTCGCAGGTGTATCTGACGATGTCCTCGCCATCCTCGCCCTGACCGATGACCTCGGCCCTGCCCCACATGCACTCGCCGCAGCGGTGATTCATGCGTTCACCTTCTTGTCGATGTAGAACCAGTCGACCATCAGCCATACCGCATTGAGCTCGTAGTGCTCGCATGGTTCCATCCCGATCTTGGTGTGATTGGGGCGGTCGATGAAGGGGCATGTGGTCATGATGGTGACGAGCTCGTGGTGGATGCAGGTCCAGCAGTTCTTCGGGACGTTCTCGGGCCTGTGCGGGGCCTCCACTATGTGCCCGCCGGGGACCTTGGTCATTCGTCCCTCACCTTCAGAGACTCGTCCTTCTGGAGGGTGACCTTTCCCGCCCTCATCAGGCGGGATATGGAGTCCGATGCCTCCTTGAACGACATGCCCATGCTGTGCGCTGCCAACCTCACGTACTGCCCCGCGGTGAACCCGGGACGGTCCCGTATCAGGTCGGTCATCAGGCTGTCGGCGAGATCCTCGGCGTTCACATCATGCACCCCAGTATGAATGCGATGACGACCAGGAGGCCGATGCCCATCAGCCCGAACCTGACCTTGTCCCTCATCCTGTGGAGCTCGTACAGCTGCTCCCTGTGCATCTTCTGCAGTTCGTAGTGCATCTCCGCTATCTTCTCCGACATCTCGCTCATTTGCATTCTATCGCCTCCTTCCTCGTACTGGTGGCCATCATCTGGAAGATCGCCCTATGGCCCGTCTTGCCGACGATCCTCATGGTCGGAATGGACTTGCAGACGCAGGCCAGGATGTTCCTGCTGAATCCCGAGACCCCTCTCTTCTCCAGTAGGTGCTCGAGCTCCTTCGTGGTGCGGGGGTTCCCGTCAGACATGATCATCCTGATGTGCTGCATGAGCATGGCCCTCTCGTCCGGGGTTGTCTTCGGCCGGCCATTGCTCATGCGATCTCCTCCGGCATGGGTCCGATGACCCTCATGTGCGGGGGCCATTCGTTGTCCTTCCTCACCGCACCCATGTCCATCAGGTACCTCGTGGACTTCCCGATGGATGTGGAGTTGTGGTTCGGCAGCGCCCTCCTTATGTCGAGGTTCGTGGGGTTGCCGAGCTTCACGATGGTGTTGTAGGTGTCCCTGATGGCGGTCTTGGTCATGCCCCTGTACTGCTTGCCGTTCGCCGTTAGCACGCCACTCTTGCCCATCAGCTCACATCCTTCAGCGTACCGCATCCGCAGAACGGGCAGATCACCGCGATGATCGGCAGCTTGCCCTGCTTGTATCCCTTGAGGTTCGTGCTGGTGACCAATGACTCGTCGAACACCTCCATGCACTTCGGGTTCTGGCATGCGAATCTCATTCCGGTGGCCTCCTGATGCCTAAGATCACGTAGCCCTCCGGGACCCCGTCGGGGAAGTCCTCGTGGCGGAGGATGTAGGAGATGTACCTCCTGCAGGACTTCTGCAGGCATTCCACGCCCCTGTAGCATGACAGGCAGAGCGTATCGCCGACCTTGTAGTCGCGGTCGGCCTTGCGGACCTCGAAGGTCTTGACGCCGTTCAGGACGGCGTCGTAGTACTCCTCCTGGAGCTTGAGGTTATGAGATGTCATTCCGTCACCTCCTTCTTCTTCCTGCCCCCTCTGCGTTTGGGTTGCACGGGGTCGGCGAGACCGATGTTCTCCTCGCTCTCGAACCATGCCTCGTAGTCGGTTTCATCCTCGGTGATCCTGGCGTAGACCGCTGCACCGTCGTTGACGGCCGTTCCCGGGATCTCCAGTTGCATGGGGTAGTTGGTCAGGGGGTCCACCGGGACCACCAGCGCGGACTTGTGGTTCTCGATGATGCCTCCCTCGATGGTCTTGATCCTGATGCTGTAGGTCCTGCCCTCATGGAGCTCCTGCTCCTCGATCATGGCCTTGCTGACCATGAGGTAGGGTCTCTTGGGCTTGCCGCGGTACTTCCCGGGTTGGGTGTCTACGGGCAGGCGCTTGAGGACCTTGGTCCTGTAGACGTCCTCTCCGATCTTCTCGGGGAACAGCAGAAGGTTGAGGGTCACAGTCTCGCCCTCCCTTTACCGTTGAGGGTCCAGCGCTTCTCCCTCTCCCCGTTGGGCACGAGCATGAGCTCGCCCATGGCCGCGGCGGTCTCCATCCAGCGCTTGACCAGTTCGACATCGCACCCGACCTTCCTCGCGACCTCGTCCGCGGTGCATTCCTCCTGGAATGCCTTGCGTATCTGCATCAGGGTGTCGTCGCTCATAGGGGCACCTCCGAGTAGTCGTCTATGGAGAGCTTGCCTGCCGGGGGCAGGAGCTCGTTGACCTCCTCCTGCGGGGCCTTGGAGGGCTTGTGGATCGTGAGCCCGTAGTGGCTCGCCTTGGCCGTCCCCCTGCATTCGGGGCAGATGACCTCGTTGTCCTTGTTGATCGTCCATCCCGCCGACCTGACGTCCTCCTCGATGTACGAGAGGAATATCGGCTCGTTCTCCGTGTTGAACTCGAGTTTCGCGTCGCATTGCTTGCACTTGACCGTGCACATCATCGTGAATCCTGTGATCATGTTATCCCATCATTCGTTTCTGGAAGAGGTTTGGATGGTGTTTTGGTAGCAGTAGAACCTCATGCGAAGGCCTCCACCAGGTTGCCGTCCTCGGTCGTTATCGTGTAGCGGTAGTATGTGTTGCCCTTGTTCTTGATCCACAGTTCCCTGTTCTTGAGGGCGATCCTCTTCGCATCCTCGAGGCATCCGCAGTTGACCCTGTTACTGGTCTCGACGAGTTCGCCCGTGCGGTTGATCGTGTAATCCCATTCGGCCGCCACGATGTATTTCTGAAGCTCCGGACGCTCGCCGTGGACCCATTCCTCTATGGGCTGGTAGTCCTGCTCGATGGTGATGATCTGTCCCTTCTGTGCGATGGCCGTTGCGCCTATCCTCGCACGCTCTATCGTGAGGGCCGCAACCACGAGTCCGCCCTTCCCCGGCTTGTCGTGGATCCTGTAGTAGACCCATGGATAATGGTCGGGTCCGACCTCCTTCAGAAGCTCCTCCGGTGCGAGGGTCTTGAGCCACTGCCTGCGCTCCTCCTCGGCCCTCTCCTCTTCCTCCACGACCTTCCTGATCTCCGCCCTCTCGTAGTCGATGCGTGCCTGGGCCAGATCCTTCTTGAGGTCCCCGGGGACGTCGACATGGTATCTTCCGCACAGTCTGCAGTTGCCCGTGAGGAGGATGGGCCAGACACGGCCCATATACTCCTGGTTGGGATTCTCGTAGAGGATAACGTCCCCTCCGCATCCGCATTCCATCCAAGAGCTCATAGGTTGACCTCCTTGAGCTTCTCCCCGCTGTCGCGGAGATCCTTGTAGCAGTGGACCATCGTTCCGAACGCCCACTGGTCCATCGGGCCGTTGGTCTTGACATACTCGGTGATGATCTCGTTGCTGATGCGGTCGTAGTCCTCGGAGATCCATTCTTCGATGGCCTTCCTGCATACGGTGGCCTGGCGGATGTTGGCGTTGTCCTCTTTCTCCGCTGCGGGCTCGGTCACTGATGCTTCGGTCGCGGAGGTATCCGCAGAGGGCTTCGGAGCTTCCGTTGAGGTTTCTGCCGGGGCCTCCTTGCCGAAGAACGGGTCGTCCTTGGACTGCTCCTTGATGGCCGTGCGCTTCTCCTGACGTGCCTCCTCCTCGGAGATCACGGTCCCGACGAAGTTCCCGTCCTCGTCCATGGTGTACTTGGTCTTGTCCTGCGACCAATACACCTTTGCGCCTATACCGAGCTTCTTGCATGCCTTCCCGATGGCGTCTGTCTCGGCCATGGCGTACATCTCGTCATTGGGGATCCTCTCCCCGCTCTTGTTCAGCCTGATCCAATCATTGCCGCCGTATCCGCGTATAGGTCTAGATTCCTGCCCTGTTTCAGGGTCGATATAATAGAGGTTGATGGTCATGAAACACTTGCAGAGGAGTTTGCCCTCAGACGACGTGTACTCCACTATAGACTTCTCGACCTCCTCGGTCCACCACCCTATACCGCAAGGTCCGAAGAGCTCTGTGAGCATCTTGATCCTCCACATGGAGTTGATGTCCGTCCCGGAGAATCCTCCCGCGCGGGTGAATGACTTAAGGGCATCCTTGGGCGGTTCTGCGGATGCAGCATAGAATCTCATGTTGCAAGAGGGTGTCTCACTCATGCGTCCACCTCCCATGTCTCCACGTGCACTCCGTTGCAGTAATCGTAGGCGAGCTCCTTCGCGCCCATCTCCTTGGCCTTCTCGTATGTCGAGTAGGCGCCGATGTTGTAGGTGCTGCCGTCCTTGCGGACTCCGACAGGGATGTAGACGGCGGTCATGCATTCACCTTCCTGCGTGCGAAGATGCCGTACCTGTCCCCGTCCTCGAGGATCTCGTACTCCGGGAAGGCGTGTCTCCATGCCTCGAGGGTCTGGAGGACCTCGGTCATGGTCGGGCTCTGCGTGTGCAGATCGAAGATGCAGACGTCGGTCATGCCTTCACCTCATCATACACACACGGACGGACGGAGGCCCCTGTAGGGGTCTCTGTGACGATGCCCGATTTGAGAAGATGGTCGTGCATCCTCGGTACGTCGAACGTGAAGACGTTATCGGTCTTGGACCTGTTGACCCTTATGAGACCGAGACCTTCCAGTTCCTCGATCTTGGCATTGATGGTCTTCTCATTCTTGCAGTTCTTCACCCTTGCGCGTATGATCATGCGGAATACCGACTTCTTCATTCTCGGTTTCTCCGTGGTTATGCCCTGCGCGCGAAACTCGTCGAGGATTGTTGTGATGATTTCCTCGATCTCTGCTGTCTTTGTCATGTTCTCTCTCCCAGAGAACACCGACTTCCACTTTCGGGTACTTTCGGACACCCCCCTCTTAACCTTATATACTCTCTTGTCGGTCGATATACTGGGATGTAAGATGGCAGCACCTGGCGAGCC